CTGTCTTTGCCATATTATGCTCCTAATTGACTCGCCCCAATTGTTGTTTTGGAACTTGAAGTTGCCGGAGTTGTACCACTACTCAAACTACCCGAATTTGATGTAAATGTTTCTGCCACAGTGTGTCCGGTTGCTGTTATAAAATTACTGACCCTGTTTAATTCATTACGTACTCTTACCCTTACATCATAACTTTCGCCTAGTGCAACAGGACTTATAAGTGCCTGTGTGTCCGCTGTTTCTAGTATGGTAAAGAATGTTGTATCACTGCTTTTTTTATACTGCACTATGTAGTTTACTACAAACGGGTCTGTTGTTGCTGTCCAACTTGCTTTCATTCTTCTTGTTGTATTACCATCGCTGTCTGTAAGGTTAAGTGTTGCTCCACTTGTAATTGTTAAACTACTAACAGGATCTACTTGAAATGGGTTGGGTAAATTTATTGTGGGTTTCGCTACTGGTGTTGATTTTGCGTTGATTACGTAATCGCTAGCCACGTGTTGTGTGCCTGAAAATGCTAATTGACCTTGGCTTGTTAAGTCCACACTCTGCACTCTAAATATACCATCTAGACTAATGTTTGCGTTGACTACTCGCACTAGATCTCCTACACTTACGTTTGCTGGGTCTGTGGTTGTGTTAAATGAAATAGTTTGGTTCTGCCTTGATTTTTTGACTAATACTTCTGCCATTTGTAATGCTTGTTCTCTGTTTGTAATCATATTGAACGTGTACTTCTTCTCTAATCTTATGCCGTCTTCTGCTAGGAATGTTATGTCATCCGCACTGCCATCTTCTGGGTAAACAACCTGTTCTGCTTGGTAGTCAGCTTCTGGGTCTACAAATGTAAGCACAGCCCTGTTAATTTTGTTTTTCTTGCTGGGTGCTTGTAGTTGCACACCACCAACAATATGGTCTGTTGTAATCGTGTAAGTTGTAGCAGGATCAGTGGGTGTAGCCGCTATGTCTGTGTCATCACCCCCGTGTTCAATCTTTAAATGATACTTCCCAACTTGATAGGGCATAATGCCTCTAAAGCCTGACAGTAGCATTTTAACATTGTTCATTAATGTTTGTCCTGAGTCAACAACTTGATCTGTTGTAAATGCTTTCCCTGTTGTTGCAGATGTGTACTGTACAGTCTGCTCGCATAAGTCTGCCGCTACGCCAAAACTTGTAAAATCAAAACTGTCGTTGCTTAATCCTTTCCCGAAACGCGGGTTCCTCATATAGTCGAGGAGCACACTCACGGGATTATTTGTGAACACTTCCGTTTCACTGCTGTATGCTGTTGAGTGAGCACCACTTAAAGTGGTTGCATCAAATATTTTTTTACCTTGCAACAGTACATTTATTTTAGGCAGTCCTCTGTACGGGTTGTTGTCTGCGTCTTCCTGTGTTTCTATCTTCTTCCATTCAAACCTACACGCCAAGTAAGACAGCCCTGATAGTGTGTGTTGTGCCGTCCAGTTTGGTGTTTGTTGCAATAGAGTTGATACTGTCTGCGTGTCTCTGCCATCAAAAAACTGTGCTGTTAACCTATCTTTGTAATCACCACTGCTAGGTGTAGCCTGTGTGCCGTGTGCATAACTGCTTAGGGGCACTTCGTTGTCATCTATGAATAATTTTGTGTAGCCGTTTACTTGTCCTTCACTTAAAACTAGAGCAACGTAAAGATACTTGTTGTTGGTGCCATCCGTGCTTATAAACACCCTAGATCCACCCACACGCCTCGTGCCGTAGATTATTGGTACAGGGTTTACTGCACTGTCTTTGTTTACCATAACACCTTGTATCTGTGCCGCTTGTTGTTGTTCAACACCCGGTGCACCCATATCCATACCAAAAGGCATACCCACTATGCTCAACGCGGCATCAAAGATGTCCATCGCTACATCAACAACAGTCTCAACAACGTCTATGATGATGTCTACGACGTCTTCAATTATGTCTTCAACAATTTCTATAGGGTTTGGACACATACTATAACCTCTTCTTAAACAAATGACCTACGGTCTCAAACTTCATAAACTTGTAAAGTTTTTCTACCTTATCACTTGCAATTGACACACTGCTGGCAGGACAAAATTCTTTTGCACCTTGTTCTTTGGCCCAAGCAGTTGCGGCGTTTATTAATTTAATTGGGACAAAAACACTCTTACGTTCTTTGGGATCCACATACAGAGCCAAGTCCGTGCATAGCAGTTCATCGCTAAAAATATATGAATTAAGTTGTACTATCATTGCTCCAATTATTCTCTGTTCTTTCTCTGCTACCCATCCCATACCTTTCTCGGTTGCTAGTAGCACAAGAAAATTCTTTTTTAATTTTTTTTTGTTAAACTTAAGATATGAGTAAGCACCTTCTTGCCACATTGTGCTGGCTAAATCTAGCAAAGCGTCAACGTCTTCCAACTGCCATCTTCTTATCTTATAGCTCATAGTCTTTTGAATAAATCTTCTCCTCTATGTTAAAGCCCAAGTTCAACAGGCTGTTGTCATCTATGTTCTTGTTGCTTATCTTTAAACTTGTGATGCCTTTGTCTCTGCAATAGTGTTCTATTTCGTCGAACAATCTTACCATATTCTCGTTTGTTTGATATGTTGGTTCTATGTAAAAATATTGTAGTGTAGCAACGTCTCTCTTCGGTGCCCACGGTAGTTGTGTGATGAACACCATAGCAAATCCAATTATTACATCGTTGTGAAATAAGCCTATGCTACCTTTCCAAAAAGGACTTACGAGTCCTCTCTTGATGTGTGTGTAAAAATGCGTTTCGTCATAGTCCACACCAAATAAACCTGTCTCGTGCAGTGCCTTGTAGCCTAGTTTAGCCACGGCTGTTGCGTCTTCGATCTGTAGTTGTCTAGTGTGTACTGTGTCTATTCTCTGCCCCATCTTATGTCCTTTACTATTTGATTGCTGAATTCCATACCTTTGTCTGTGTTAAAAAATAATTGTTGGCTTGCTACACTTGTAGTCCTGCCTGATTGTTTTTCAAAGTCTGCAAACTGGCTGGCACACTGTATGGTAAGTGTTGCTGTCTCGTTGGACTCGCCTATCTTCCAAGCAGTTATCCTGCCATCAAAAAATTGAAATACGTTGTTGCTGTCAAACGAGCCATTAGTGTTAAACAAACATCTGTATAACACTACTCGTTTGTCTATGTAATTGTTGTTGATTACTAGCCCTATTGTGGTTAAATCAACCGCTGTAAAACTTATGTCTAGTGTGTTGACTGTTATCGCACCACTCTCTTTGATGTTTCCAAACTCTAAGAATTGTCCCTGTGCTAGATATAAATTACTGCCTGTGTCCGGTGCTGTTGGGCTATCAAAATTTATGTCTAGGTTTGCGTTTGTGAAGTACACAGCATTGTCAAAGTGTATCTCAATTAAATCAGCGGATAGTATCTGCTTCTGTGATAAAGCATCTTGTATTGAGCTGTCCAAATTCCTTGGCATTACGTATCCTCTCTGACCGTTATCTCATATGTGAATAATTCTGGGTTCCCAACGTTTGTTTGTACCGTGTCGCTTGTTAAGAACACTTTAAAAGGTACATTGTCATAAACTATGGTTGTTGAATTTGTTATTGCTGTACGCAGTGGCGGATATATTTCAAATGTGTCCGTGCTGTCTGTGTCTGCGTTTGTGTCCGCAGTCAGCATATAAACCTTGTCGTGATTGCTAAATTTAATCAGATCACCTGTCTTGAACGTACCACTACCACCATTGGCTACAACTGTGCTTACACCTGCGGCGTAGTTTGTGGTTATTGTGTGCGTGCCTCCCGCCGTTCCTGCTGTACTGGTCAACAGTGGCGGTATAACTGTAAATGATCCAAACTTACCACCTTGCTTCATTATAAACGCCATTATAGGTGCGTACTCTGTTCTTGTTAAGGGCGGTGATACTAGTTTAAAACTAAAGTATTGACTGTTGATCTGTGATCGCTGTGTCCTGCCCGATAGTGTCTGTGTAGACCTTGTCTGTGTGTTGCTTTTCAGCTCCATTGCGTTAAAGCCTGCTGTTGGGAATGTTCCTCCACTCATTATACTAATGCCCTCCTACCTTGTTCATTAAGTGCTTGGTTAATCATACCAATGAATACACCCTGTCTTGATCTAATAAGTCTGTCAAAATCTTTTGTGTCTGCGGCTGTAATGTTAAAATTAATATTAACAACTTGTCCACTGCCTTTCATAGCATCGTTGGGTACAACTGTGCCTGTCCTACCCGGTACAAACACCTCAGGTCCCGCTTCTCCAATCACAAACGGACTATTACCCATCGTAGTACCACCTTTTTCTCTGCCTGGGTATTGTTGGTTTCTAATAATTGCTACCTGTGCCAAACCTGATGCTACTATGGCACCTGCTAACAGTGGTCCAAACACACCACCCTGTGCCAACGCCTTGGTAGCACCTTGATATGTGTTAATGATTGCTTCTGTTATTGCAACCGCTTTGTTAAGTTGAAATGCTCTCTTGTTTACCTGTGCAATCTGTTCTAATGCACTCTTGCCCGCCGCTACAACAACTTCTTTCTTCTCTTCTTCACTGGCTGTTGTTAGCTCTAAATCTTTAAATCTGCCCTGTTGTACTGCGGCTATCCTTGCGTCTTGATTTCGCTGTAATACTGCTAGTTCTTTGTCATATATGGCTTTACGTTGTATGGCCGCATCTTCTTCAATTTTGTTAATGAGCTCGACTGCTTCTATTCTTGATTTTACTCCGGCTTCTACTGCGTCTTCTACAACCTTTTTACGTTGTTCTTCTTGTCTAATAACAGCCGCTAAATCGTCTTCTCCTAGTCTCTGTATGTCTGTCAAAGCCTTCTCGTTCTTCTTCATAAAGTCCGATATCGCTTTGGCCTCTTCTTTTATAGTTTCTATTTTTTTCTTTCTTGCGGCCTTCTCTGCCTCTAACACCTGTGCTGAACGTAATACGCCATCAGCATAATGCTCTTGTGCCATTTCTAATTTTGTTAATTCTTGTTCTGTGCCTACTAGGTCTTCAATTAGTCCCTGTATTTGTTCTCTCAATAAGAACAACGCACCACCAGCCGCTACTGCAACTGCTAGGAACAATGGATTTTTTAACATAGTAATTGTTAGTGCTCTTACTATGCCTTTTAAAACTATTAATGTGTTGGCTAATTTTGCAAATGAGTTTAAAACAAATATTAAACCTAAAGCACCAAAGGCTATCTTTAAAATGCCTACGTTGTCTTTTAAGAATATAACTGCCTTACCTGCGTTGACTACTGCACCTGCTAATGCTTCACCAACTTGTTTTGCAAACGCATCCAGCCCATCTTGGTTGTCATCAAAGAACTTGTTAAGATCTCCTAACTCGCCTTTTAATGCTTCAAAAAATTCTTCGTTTACTGTTGTTTGGAATTTGAAGAACTTATCCCCTAACATCGAGAGTGTACCTTCTAATGTGTTTGCAAATTCTTCAGCCGCAGTACCAAACTCGCCGCCTTCTCCAAATACCTCTTTAAATCTTCTTATAGTCTCTTCTGTGGTAATTTTTACACCTGACTCAAAGCCTAGTAATGCTAACACACCTCTTTCTCTAAACAAGTCCGCCGCACTTGCACCACTTGAGAATGCTCTCTGTAATTGTTCACCCGCAGTCCTAAAGTCTAGTCCTGCCACTGCCGCAATATTACCTGTTAATTTTAAGTTCTCAGTTAATTGTTCTGCGTCTTTTGATACAACTGCCAAGTTTCCTGATGCCAGTGCAATCTCTTGTAGACTAAATGGTACACCTCCTGCAAACTCAGTAAGTGCCTCAAATGCTTTGGCACCTTCTTGTGCCGAACCAAATAAGAACTTAAATCTTAATTGTAATGACTCTACTTCTTTACCTACTTGTATAAGCCCTCTTAAAAACTTAACAGTACCTATGGCCGCTAGTGCAACTCCTGCCAATGTAGCCGCTCTGCCCATCGACATCAAGGCTTTTTGATTATTTTGTAAAGCCCGTTGCAGTCCTTCTACATCACGTTTGCCACTGACCTTGGCTCTTATGTTGTAATTCTGTGTCGTCATTTCCTTCTACCTTTTTGTTTCATCTTCTGCATCTGCTGTTTGGCTGCATCTGCTTCCGCTGTGATATATGCTAACCACATATCAATCTCCAACGTTGTCAGCTCCATAACTTGTGATAGTGTTAGTTTTAACCTATCAGCCAACATCATTAAGAACTTGGTCTCAACGTTGGACGTTATTCCTT